TGACCGTCGCTCCACTCGATGAGTGTGGCGGCTCCGTTATCCGTAAAAACAATACCTGTTGCCATAACTAAATCAATCGTTAATTGTACAAAAATTGAACCCAAATTTAGCTAATTTTGGCGAAAAAGTAGAATGAAAACCACGATACTATTCTTTGCCATCATGATCGCCGCAACGATCACGGGCGCTCAATTGCCGTGCCCTACGGATTCGGTCGGTGGTGGCGGCGCGGGTGTAGGCTTTGTCGATAGCCTCGTGATCGGCACCATTGAATCACGCTGCACGCCTTGCCCGACAGAGGGTGTCGTGGGTTGGTCGATCCCTCAAGACTTCAACGGAAATGTCACGATTTATAGCCCGCAGATAGGCCATGTGTTCGCCTTGCAGGTCGTGCGGTCGTGTAGGTACGTCATGTTCGACACTTGCGGTGTTTTCGATCCCGATCCTGCAATGAATCAATTTGTGGTGCAATTCGCGACCGTAGGCAATGCAGCGGTGTATGTTTCCGCCGACATTGGCGACACGATCATTGTTATATGCAAGTCAACCCCAACGCCACAGGAGGAATTGGCGCCCTTTTTGGATTTGGCTACATGCTCGATTCCAACGGGCATAACGCCACGAATCGAGCCTATCAAGCGGTATTGGGAGTTCGATGGCTACTATTGGCGGCAAGTCACCGATAGGCCGACTCGCGGATGGTGGAAAGAATTGTGAAAAATAGCTTGTGATATAAAAATAAATACTTAGATTTGTACTCAATTCAAAAAGAATGAGTATGAATGAATATCAGAAATTTTTAGAGACAAAGAGGATCAACTTTGAGCCTAGTGGGTTCGACATTGACCAATCGTCGCTCAATCCGATCCTGTTTCCATTCCAAAAATTTGTAGTACAACGAGCTTTGAAAGCTGGCAAGTACGCTTTGTTTGAGGATTGCGGCATGGGCAAAACCTTTCAACAACTCGAATGGGCGCAACAAGTCGCAATGCGCGAATTTATGCCCGTCTTGATCCTTTGCCCGTTGGCGGTCGGTCGTCAAACAATCGCAGAGGGAATGAAAATGGGTTATGAGGTTTTGAAGTACAATGGCGAAGCTGTTGGGCCTCAAATCTACATTACCAACTATGAACAGCTTGAAAATATCGATTGTTCACAGTTTTGCGGGGTGGTTTTGGATGAATCGTCAATTATTAAATCACTCGACGGCGCGACGCGAAATCTGATCCTAGACAAATTCGCCAATACCAAATTCAAGCTCGCTTGCACCGCGACACCATCCCCCAACGATCCGATGGAGCTTGGCAATCATGCTCAGTTTTTGGGTGTGATGAACTACAATGAGATGTTGGCAATGTACTTTGTGCACGATGGATCAGACACTTCCAAATGGAGGCTCAAAGGTCACGCAGAAGGCCCATTTTACGCATGGATTGCGACATGGGCGGTAATGATCGCCAATCCTGCCGATATTGGATTTGAAATGGAAGGGTACAGCCTGCCGCCGCTCAACATCCAAGAAATTGAGATCAAGACGCCAAAAAAGGACAACGGCCAACTGTTCAATTATTCGGCGGTGAGCGCGACAAACCACAATGCAGAGCTGAGGATTACAATCATTCCTAGGCTTGAATCTGCGGCGGCACTGGTGAACGCATCCGATCAACCGTGGATCGTTTGGGTAAAACAGAATGAAGAGGATGCAGAGATTTGCAAGCTGATCGGCGGCGCTGTGAGCGTCAAAGGTAGCGACCGCCCCGACCAAAAGGAATCCCGATTGATCGGCTTTGCCAACAATGAATTTAGGGTTTTGGTTACAAAGCCAAAGATTGCCCAATTTGGATTGAACTATCAAAATTGCAGCAATCAAATCTTTGTTGCACCCGATTTCAGCTTTGAGGGATTGTATCAGGCCATTCGGCGCTCGTATCGTTTCGGTCAAAAAAACGAGGTGAATATCTATTTGGTCGTCACCGACACGATGGAAAACATATCGCAGGCGCTGCGGCGCAAGCAATCCCAATTCGAGGCAATGCAACGACGCATGGCCGACGCATTCACACAGTCACTTGAAATTGAAAGAGAATCCAAAAGAAAATACAACGTGGACAAAATCGAAACTCCAAATTACACGGCAATCCAAGGCGATTGCGTACATCTGATCCAAGGATTGCCCGACAAATCAATCCATTTCAGCATATTTAGCCCTCCATTTGCTGATCTTTACACGTATTCGGATGCGTTGGAGGACATGGGAAATTGCACCGACTATGATCAATTTTGCATCCAGTTTGGCTATTTGGTCAAAGAGTTAGGGCGGGTCATTATGGATGGGCGGAATATTGCCGTTCACTGCATGGACTTGCCAATCCAAAAGGGCAAAGAGGGATTCATTGGGCTTCGTGACTTTTCTGGCATGATTCGCGAAGCATTTGAGGACAATGGGTTCATTTATCATTCGCGTGTGACTATCTGGAAGAATCCAGTAACCGAGATGCAACGCACTAAAGCGCTTGGATTGCTTCACAAGACCATTAGAAAGGACTCGTCTATGAGTCGCGCTGGCATTCCAGACTATCTTATGGTATTCAGAAAGGAGGGAGAAAACAAAACCCCAATTTCCCACTATGAGAGCCTTGATGATGTAAAAAAGGCATGCAAGGAAAATAAGGAACTTGATTTCGATTTTGAGTCTCGCAAGATCATATCAATTAATGATTGGCAAAAGATGGCATCCCCTGTTTGGATGGACATCGACTATGGGAATACCTTGAATAAAAATCAGGCCCGCGACGAAAACGACGAAAAGCATATTTGCCCGCTCCAATTGGACACGATCAAAAGGGCTGTCAAGCTTTGGACAAACGAAGGGGAAACGGTTCTCACTCCGTTTGGCGGTATTGGCAGTGAGGGGTATCAGTCCGTCAAGATGGGGCGCAAGGCCATTTTGTTTGAGTTGAAACCGTCCTATTTTGAAATCCTCAAAGACAATATGGCATCGGCGCAAGAAGAAAAAAAGCAATTGGCTTTGTTCTGATTTTCATCCATTCATTCATTCATTCATTCACATTCAGGAAAAGGTGCGCTTTGCCCCTTTTCCGTTGGTGTTCTAAAATTCCCTAACTTCGCCCTATGGGAGTAATCAAAGACCTAACCAGCGGTCAAAACACGGCGCTCGATGAAATCTTGGCCGATTGGCAACTAGGCCCGTCGTGGGTCACTAATCAGGCCTTGCAAGCGGCACTCGCTGCAAGTGGCGCTAATTGGACGGGATTGGCTCAGTCGGTTGCGGTGGCGCTCGATGGTTCGGGGGTTGTTTCGGTACTGCGTCAAGCAAAGATCAGCTACTTTGTGTTGTCGCCATTTGCGGGTGCAGCTCAGGGTACATGGACGGGTGTAACCGAGTTGGGCCAATGGTCGGACGGTGATGAGGCCTTGTTTATGTTGGCGGGTGGCAAGACGATTGAAACAACTGTGTTCGGCACCAATTGCCGGATGAACGCAGCGGAACACTTTATGAAGCTGTTGCGCGTCGCTGGTCAATGGCGGGCCGAAACTCAAAGCCCTGCCGCTCCTACTTGGCCATTGTCGGGAACGCTGGACACGCAAAGCCATGACGCGGCAACGGCAAATATCACGGCATTTGCTTCCATCCTATCGCTTGCATTCACGGGCGGCGCTACGGCGGCGAGCGCGGTTTACGAGGTCACGGCGGCGGCGGGTACGGGTGGTATCACTTACATCTATGTTGAGGAAAACGGTTTTGCAAGCACGATTGCAACGATGACCTACACAAGCGCAAGTAGCATTGCGGCCATTGGATTAGCCTTGGAAGCTGAGATCAATGCAGGCACTAGCTATACCGCCGTTTGGGTCGGTGGTGGCGTCAATGAACTGACCATAACGGACGCTCGCAACCTTGGCGCGGCGGGTAATTCGCCATCGTTGGTGTTGGATTTCCTTTGCCAAGGTGGCGCTGGCGGTGCGATTACTAGCAACTTTGCGGGCGGCGTTAATGGTGCTGAGGCACCGGGGACGGTGATTACGATCTACGGCGCGGCACCATGTAGGCGGCTGACTGTGTTCAATAATATGTCCGTTGAAGATTTGACGCTCGACAGTGGCGGGAATATCATCGTGGCGGCTCCGGTTGTTCTGCCTGCCAAGACGTTCAAGGATTTGCTATCTGTTGACGGCACAAATTGGTATTTGGAGGCTTAAAATAGGGTTTTTAGGTTGTGTTCCATACTCAGCACGGGCCCGCTAGAAATGGCGGGCTTTGTGTTGTGGATAACTTTGATGAAAATAAATGAAGGAATATAAAAATAGTTGTTGCATGTATCGGAATCTTTTGTAGCTTTGTCATGTACTTAAAACATCAGGATATGAAAACGCTTAAAATTCAAGTCAAGACAAAAAGCAACTTCCACAACCTCAACGGGCAGTGGTTGAACGTCATCGAAATTGTTGGCAATCGTGTTACCTGCTCCGCAACCATCCACGGCAGGGTGCAAACGGTGGACTTTACCACTAAGGAAATTGCCGAACTGAGCTATTAATCCCCCATCATCACCGCCCCATCTGCGGGGCATAACACCTAAAAATATCATGGAAAATGCCAACATGTCCGAAGCCCAATTAAAGGAACTCATGGAGGTTGCCCAAAGGCAGATCAATACCTGCAAGACTGCCCTTGAGTCGGCTCACAAGCGGTATTTGAACCCCCGCGATGACGCTGATTTTGTCCAAGCGCGGAAGGATATGTCGCTGTGGGATGCTCGGGAATGGACGGCAATCGGGGAGTTGGAAGAACTCAAAAAAGAACTTGAAGGGAGGGTTGTAGCATCAAAGCGTATCTAAAAAGTAACGGTTCGTCGATTTACGGCGAAGGAATTGTCGAGATGAACCCTGACAAAAGGCATCTGCGTAAGTACCGTTTTGTATGCAGCAGAGGCATCGTCCTGTTTGATAATGCCGCTGAAATGATCGATCGGGGCATCTCCTTGTTGGTGGAACCAACCGAAGCAACCCTTGAAAATATATTGAAATGACATACGCAGAACACAGCGACAGGAATTCAAGGAATTTGCGTCGCAGAGAAAAGTTAGCCGACGAGTTGGAGCTTTTGGAAGCCGATTACGTCTATGCTTGCAGGGAACTCAGGGATGCCAACACGGCATCCAAGACTGAGGCGGCACGGAACAAGGTTTCTGGAATGGCTTCGCATATTGGGGTATTGAAATCCGACATTGCTAAATTGAGCGTTGAAATTGCGTACTTTTTTGATGTGGTGCAGCCAAACTATCCAAGCGGTGCGATTGCTTGCAAAAACTGCAAGTTCTACAATCAGGTGGAATCTGGTTTTGGCGACTACGGATGCGGCAACCCCAAAGTTGTCGGGTCGTCTCACGTCAATACTTGGATCAGCCCAAAAAATCCCGTGCCCGATGAATCCCCAAGGGTTTTTGCAGTGGGCGAAGAATGGGAGGGGGTTGGTTTTTCTCCCGATTTTGGGTGCATCTTTTTTGAAATCAAAGATCAGGAGTAGCATCCCCCGCCTGAGCCACGTCACGGCTCCGCATTGGGGAAAGCGTAAAGTACCCATCACAGTTTAATTTTGATTATCATGAACGAAGCTGAAACAGCAGAGATTTTCGAGCGATTCCTAAACGAAGTAGGGATGTGGCAAAAGTTTGAAGAGTTCATCAAAAAAGAGGGCTACACCCTCGATGAACTTGGTTTTGAAACAACCGAAGACGACGAAGATTGATCCCCCATCGTGGAGCGGGCTTGCTGCCCCATCCACGATCCATATCCTAATTGTAGTTTTAAGTATCGTTCTTTCGATTTGCAAAACCCGATGGCTCCCGCTGTCGGGTTTTCATTTTCGTAAATAATGCTTATGTTTGCGGCTATGAGTGATTTGAGCACATTTCTAAAAGCAGTCGCCGACGATCTTCCAACGATTGAGCATCGCAGCGAAACTTTCCGAGTCCGTATAGCCGCGCCGGATGACCGCCAAAAGGCAATCAGCTACATGAAGCAAGATCAAGCCACGGCGGTCGAAGCCTCAGATGATGATAACGACCCGCTGACACTCGATCAGGTGGCATCGTGGGTAAAGCACACGACCGAGGGCAATGATTCGGCTATTCGACTGTTTGACCTTGATTCGATCAAGACGCAGCGAGATTTGCGAATGGCGCTATTTCGGATCAGCTACCTATCGGCCTACATTTTGGCGATGTCGCTACTCACCGACGACGGCAACCCAATCGAAAGAAAACTGTTTTTTGCAGTCGCAAAGACGATTTCGACCACTCCGAAATTCAGGCGCAAGATCGAGGACGCGCTGAAATCATTGGAGGCGGTCGAAGATAGCCCAAACGTATAAACCCCATCGCTAGGCATGCGAGCCTAGTTTGTAGATGGGGAAATGTGGCTTTTGGTAGCCCCGAATTCTACGGAATTTGGGATAATGTTGCTTTGCGCCAATCCGCCATTAGTCAAATTGAAGCTGAGGAATCTGCCAAGCGGAGCAATCTGTTGGACTTCTACGCGCTCCTAGATATGTGGTCTGCTTACGATCTTGCGCGGGGGATGGGCGAATCTTACCCCGATTTCAAGACCAAAACGATAGGCTCCGCACTGCAAGAAGCGAAGCAAAAGCGCAAATCCACCCCCGATGAACGCATAGCACAAGACGACGCGCAAGCCGATTTCATGGCCCAATTGGCGGCTAATCGGCGGGCTAACAGGCAGTCCAAGGAATCCTAGGGATTTGCTTATATTTGGGCATGCAAGACGACATCAGCATAGTTTTAGGCGTAGAGGGATTGGCGGGATTCAAAGCCGACATGGGAAGCGCGGCGGCTACCACAAATAGCGCCACTACTTCAATGTCGGGCGGTCTAAAAGACATGGCATCAAGCATGGCGCTTGCATTCGGCGCGGCGGCTGTCGGGGCTGTCGTCGCATTCGGCAAAGCGTCGGTCGATGCTTTCATGGAGTATGAGACAGCCATAGCTGACTTATCTGCAATCACGGGCGCGGCGGGTGCTGAGTTGAAGGGATTGGAAGCCGATGCAAAACAGATGGGCATTGGCATTGAGGGTGGTGCGGTTGCGGCTGTAGAGGGCTTTAAGATTATCAAGTCTGCGATGGCTGATTTGAAATCGGATGAAGTCGCCAAAGTTACCAAAGAGGCAATTGCGCTGGCTCAGGCGTCGGGAATGGCGCTCCCCGATGCGGCAAAATCGTTGTCGTCGGCAATGAATCAAATGGAGCTAAAGGCAGGCGATGCTGCGCGAACGGTCAATGTGTTAGGTGCGGCCGCAAAGTTCGGCGCTGCTGAAATTCCGGCCACTACGGACGCTCTTTTGGAGTTCGGTGGTGTTGCGGCAAAGGCCAAATTTAGCATCGAGGAAAGCGCGGCTGCAATCCAAACCCTTGCCAAATTCGGTATCGAAGGTGGTGAGGCAGGTACGGCGCTCCGAAATATTGGTTTGGCGATGACCAATATCAAGGGGCTACCCAAGGAGGCAATCGATGGGCTAAAGCGAGTTGGCGTAAATTTCGACATTGTGAGCAATGCCGCATTGCCCGCCGCTGTGAGGCTCAAGGAATTTTCCAAGGTCATGCAAGACGGCGTGGCCGCTGAAAAGACATTCGGCAAAGAAAACATCGTCGCGGCTCAACGGCTGCTTGAAAAAATTCCCCTCTTTGAGCAACTGACCAAGCAAGTGACGGGAACGAATACGGCGTATGAGCAAGCCGCCGTAAACAACAACACCCTAGCGCATTCGTTCCTAGAGATCAAAAACCAAATCGTCAATTTCATGATTGAGATTGGGGCGGCTATTGCGCCTGTCTTGCGTGTGATTACCGAGGGATTCACACCCCCTTGGGAGTCGGCTAAACAAACCTTCATAA